TACTGCACGACATATCAGTATGATTGGGCACAAAGGCACCATTGGTGGTCCTCTTATTGATTATTACGGAGCAACATACGGTGGTTTGCCGGGTGGTGTTACTAATCTAGCCACATTCTACGGATGTTTGGTGGGTAAAGCAAGCGAAGCATGGCATAGTGATTATGCAATGTATGCGTCAGGCGCAGGTTATTCTACAAATGCGGGTGCTGCTTTGACTGCTGTTAAGGGTGGAGGTACTACACCAGGACCACCTCCTGCCGGTGTTCCACCAAAACCTGGTATCATGCCGTTCATTCCGATACCTCCGAAGGCTCCTCTTCCTAATCCTGCTGTTGTTGAACTTATGTTAGCCACTGGCTCATATGGTGTTAGAAACGTACAGGTGGATCCTAAACTGAAAGAGAAGATCATGAAGTCTGATGAGTATGAGGAGCTGTTCAACTTTGATCCTGATATTCACGAGATTCGGTCTAAGCTGCGATCACCAAGAAATTTAAACAATGGTAAGTTTACGGGATATCTAGTAAGCGAAGGGTTGTTAAACAAAGACTTTGCTAAGACTATGCCCAAAAATATTGGACGATCTGCAAACAAAGAAGGTACTATACGCTTTGGCATAGAACTGCTCGGTAACAATCCAGCAGACAATAGAAGTAAAAGGTTCAAGGTGAAGAAGTCATGAAAGTATCAATTGATCCAAAATATGATCCTACAGGTAAAGAGATTACGTCAAAATTAAAACTAGCTTCTGGTATTAGTCTGGCTAAGTTTTTAGGTGCAAGAGGATCTAGAACCCAGATCAAAAAGTTATACAATAAAGGATTTAATGGACCACCGGATCTAAATCAGATTGCACGAAACTTAGTGATTCATGCACAAATTATGCAGTCTATTATAGGCAATAAAGAATATGCCAATCATAGATTGATCGTTTCAGAAGGCATCTACGAACCTAATCCTGCGTTTGATCTATCAGGCAAGTACATTGGTGAAAGACCTAGTGGTATTTTAGACTTACGTAGAACTGGGCAAGCGATTGTGTATCAGCTAATTGATCGCGCAGGTGCAACTGATCCACAAAAGACCTTTGATCTAGCAGCCTATTGGAAAGATTATATTGACTATGATAAACTCACACTAGATTATGACACGTTTGATCCTAACGGCACTCTTACTTGTCAAATCGTTATAGAAACACCTAAGGTACCTGAATCATATGAGGTATCATACAAGTATGCTTTAGAAACAACTTATAATGGCGAGCTACAAACCAAAAACGAGTTGTTAGAAATACTTCCAGATTAGTATAAATAAAGAGAAAATAGGCGAACAATGGCTGGCAATTCAAACGAAGACGGTGATCTGTCGTTCAGTAATCGTGTTACTAAGGAACGCATTTACTCCGACATCGATTTAACTTTCGGTGCTAGAACATCCACTGATGGTGATGTTTTTAAGAAGACTGATGCGGCCTCTGTTAAACAGGCGCTCAAAACTTTAATATTGACCAATAGATTTGAAAAGCCATACAAGCCTAGTTTTGGTGCAAACTTATCAGGTTTAATATTTGAGTTGGCTGATGAAGACACCGGAGAAGAAATACTTTCGCGTATTAAAGCTGTTATTCAAAGATACGAGCCTCGTGTAAAGATTTTAGATATAAAGATTACAGCTAAACCTGATTACAACACAGTTAATGTAATCATAGAATTTAGGGTAGTTAATACAGGCTTTGTTGACGTATTAAAGGTCGCTCTAGGCGGAGCTGAAGAATGTGATCCACCATTCGCAGTAGCACCTCCACCTTTACCGTTCACAGGAAACAGAATCAACACGGAATTTGCAGAAGGTATTAAAATCGAAGGCGGTGCCTTTTTAATTATAGACACAGGCCCGTAACAGGAGAAGTTAAATGGCAACGACCATAAAATCTACAGAGTTAGATTTTGACCAAATTAAGAATAGTCTGAAATTATTCTTAGCACAGACAGATGAATTCGGAGATTATAATTTCGAAGCCAGTGGCATGTCTAATATATTAGATGTACTTGCTTATAATACACATTACAACTCTTTGTTAGCAAACTTCGCTTTGAACGAAAGCTTTTTGTCTACAGCACAGTTAAGATCTTCTTTAGTAAGTTTAGCGGGTGGATTAGGCTATACTGTTAGATCAAGAACAGCCTCGTGTGGTATCATAACATTTTATGTAACCAACCCTTTGATTCCTGCTTCAATGACCTTGCCCGCGGGTTTTAGATTCAGTAGTACTATTAACAACAAGACATATACATTTAAAACCAGACAGACCTTAATTGCAACCAATAACGGTTCTAATCAGTACTATTTTCAGTTAGGGGAAAATCAGAACTTTGCAATTTATGAAGGCAAACAAACTCGGAAAGTGTTTATTGCTGGACCTGCGGGTGAAAATGTAAGTTATGTCATTCCAACAGAATCTTTAGATTTGAATACAGTCAAGGTTAACGTCTATGCAGACACTTCAACCACGTTCTATGATGTATATACAAACTTAAACGATACGGTTAACATTGATAAGAACAGTCGAATATTTGTAGTCAAAGAAGCACCTAACGGCCAATTCGAATTGTCTTTTGGTAATGGAGCACGATTAGGCAAATTCCCTTCAACGGGTAACAAGATCGAAGTTATCTATGATGAAGTTGCAGGACCATTAGCTAACGGAGGAAGAACATTCACTCCTCTCGACACAGTACAAGACGGCAACGGCGAAGCACTTACTGCTAATGTAACGACGATTGTTGGTTCTATGGCAGGGCAAAATAAAGAGTCTATTGAAAGCATTCGAAAGAATGCGCCATATCTCTATGCCACACAGAACAGAATGGTAACCGCACAGGATTATGCTTCGCTTGTACTAAGAAAATATTCTAATCTCATTACTGATATTAAATCGTGGGGCGGTGAAGACAATCTACCTCCTAGATACGGATCCGTGTATTTGTCTATTGTATTCAATACTCTGGATACAGAAATACAATCGGCTGCTAAATCTGGTATACAAGCATTAGCAAAGAATCTTTCGGTTGCGTCTTTCGACGTTCAATTCACAGATCCTACGACCACGTATCTTGAAGTGCAAACGACCTTCCAATGGAATCCTAATCTCACAACAGAATCCCAGACTGCTATTGAAACTTTAGTCAATACTACAGTTGAGAACTATTTCAATGAACAGTTGGGTGGCTTTGACAAATCGTTTAGGCGATCAAACTTGTTGACTGTTATTGACGATGCTGAACCATCTATTCTCTCTTCAAGAGCAGATGTGAAAATGCAATATCGTTTTATACCTGTAGCAGGTACAGTCAACTATACAATCGACTTTCCTGCTGGTATTGCAGATCCAGACAATACCACTTTTATTGTGAGGAGTGACAATTTCTACATAGGGCAAAAAGTTTGCTACATTAGAAATAGACTTAATACCAAGATCATTGAGGTTATTGATATCAGCACTGGTTCTCCTTTGATTGATAACATTGGTGAGTACAATGCAACTACAGGGCAAATTACGTTAAGTAATTTTACCGGTGTTTTGATTGCAGGAACACCTTACATTAAAATTACTGCTATTCCTGCTAATCAAGCAACCATTAACGCATCGAGAAGTGATGTTTTGGCGTTTGATAATTTTGCTTCATCAACCAACGCTATCATCACAGATACCGTATAAATACATAGATTGAAACGAGAAAAAACTTATGACATCTTCGGTAACAAATAGTTTTAATGAGGTACTGCTAGGTCTTTTTAAAAAGGATGTGGACAGTGCTGCTGTCAACTATTATGTTGGGCTTGCAAGAAGCGAAGTCTTTAGTGAAACCGAAGACTATTCTTCTCCATATTTTCAATCGCAGTTAAGGCACAGTCTTCAAGCAGTTAAAACTTTAGCATCAAGTTCTTTTGTTGTTCCTTACACGGAAAATATTCATCAGTGGAACCAGAACATCATATATGATGAATACGACAATGGTGTTGGTACTAATTACTATGTTATCAATTCATTAAATGAAGTCTTCATTTGTATTGAAACAGCTAAAACAATAGGTTTTCAAACAAACGATAAGAGACCCTCTACAGTAGAACCTACTTCTGCTTTAGCCGCGGCGTTTGGTTCTAATGGCACCTTAGCCAAGACTTTTCGAACTACTGATCAATACAAATGGAGATATCTCTATAAATTAAGCAACTTAGCTATAGCAACGTTCAAATCTAATGCCTGGTTACCAGTAAAGAAAATTACCGATCGTGCTGCTCAATTGCCTATTCCTGAAGAACAAATACAAAGAAACGTTCAAGACAGTGCAGTGGCTGGGCAGATATTGTCTATTGCAATTGATAGCGCAGGTTCAGGATATTCTACTTTATCACCGCCCACTATCACCATAACAGGAAATGGAGATAGCGCATCATTTACATGTGATATCGCATCCAATGGGCAAATAGCAAGGGTTCGCGTAGATTCAAACGGCAACGGCGTCTTTGCTCACGGTTTTGGATACGACTATGCAACAGCAGTGCTTTCAACAGGCGACGGTAAACTTCGCCCTGTGATTGGACCTAGAGCAGGTGTCAATGCCGATCCTGTTGATACGCTGAAGACACGCTCCTTAATGCTGCAAGTAGATTTTGCTAACGATGAGTTTGACACTATTCTAGCTCAGAATGATTTTAGTCAAGTGTGTGTGATGCGAAACATTAAGTCATATGCTGGAGCTGATTTTACGGGTAACACAGGATTAAGTGTAGCCAATCTTGATGTGAACAATACGGGTAATCAGTTAACTAACGACGAGGTGTTCAAAGACGGCGCGTTGACGGCTGTTGGTAAGACAATGTATCATGACACCACAACCAACAAACTCTATTACTATCAGGACGAGACTACTAACTTTATTCCGTTTACCTTGGCTGATCCTAATCTTACGAGTGTAGATAACGATTACAATCTAACATTCACAGCAGTCAACAATCCTGATATTGACAAATATTCGGGCGAAATATTGTATATAAATAATCTCGGTGGTGAAGGATTAGGCACTACGACAACCAATATTACACGAGATCCAAATCAAACCGAAGATATCAGAATAGTTATTCAATTAGGATAAAACATGGCAACGAATTTTACTTCCACAACACTACCCGGTCTCTACAACGATGACTGGGACTCGGCGAGTGGTTATCATCAGGTCCTGTTTAACTCAGGTCGAGCACTTCAAGCAAGAGAACTGACAACTCTTCAAACCATGATCTATAAAGAAATGGGGCGAATGGGAAGTAATATCTTTAAAGAAGGTTCTACTGTAACTAGTGGTGGTATGTCAGTAAATGCTGAATATGACTACGTGCAGATTGATACTTCTAATGGTGTTTTTGCTGATTTGCCTGTAGGCACTATATTCACGCAAGCTCAGACCGGTGTTCAAGCTAAGGTACTTCAAGTAGAACCCACTGCTGGCGTCTTTACATGTGACACTATCTATGTACAATATATTAATAGTGGGCAAGCGGTAGTAGGATCTTCTCCTAAAACATTTTCTGCTGGTGATACATTAAACGGTGGTGGTTATGAGTTAACTGTCAGAGCAAATCCTGAAGCACCTGCTTTAGCAGTTGTAGGCAAAGGTGTTCGTTTTGATGTCGCTGGCGGTGATTACTTTGTTGTAGGGCGATTTGTACATACTACACAACAGTCAATCATACTCTCGCCGTACTCTCAAATAGCTAATACCAGAGTTGGTTTTGCTGTTAACGAAGAAGTAGTTACTGTAAACGATACTCCTCAGCTTTATGATATATCAGCAGGAGCTGCCAATCCTAACACAGCCTCTCCAGGTGCTGACAGATATCGTATTACATTAACTTTGACCGAACAATCTGCAATTGATTCGTTGACACAGACCTTTGTGTTTATTGCTGCTGTTGAAAACTCTACTATTGTAGAAGAAGTTGCGGCTACTGATGGTTATAACACTGTCAACGATCTGATGGCTCTTCGAACAAACGAAGAGTCGGGTGATTATGTTATCAACCCGTTTGTTCTTGATTTTGATTCTGCTGATGCAGATAATCTTAGTGTTAGTGTATCACCTGGATTAGCATATGTCAATGGTTATCGTGTAGAAAATCCTTCTTCGATTGAACTTCTTTCGCCAAGATCTAATGCTGTAGAAACTGTTGACAATGATGTTGTCTCGGTAATCTATGGTAACTATACTTTAGTTACGGCTACTAAGTACTTACCCGATTTAACTTACAGTGAAATTAAAATTTCTACTAGTACCACAGATCCATCCACTGCTATTATTGGTACAGCACGAGTTCGCGCTGTTGAACAATCAGGTGCTAAATGGAAGTGGTACTTATTTGACATTAATTTAAATGCGGGCGCAGACTTTGGCGAAGCACGAACTATAGGCACATCATCAGCTTCTTTTGCAACCCTTGATATTGGTACACAAGGCGCAGGTATTACACCCAAGGCTCAGTTGTTTCAAACTACAGACAATGATCTGTTCATGCCTACCTCACGCGCTAGGGTACAAAGTTTAACTGACATCAATATGACAGTGGCTCGATCCTCATCACTTCAAGCTACGGCTGGTGAAATTCAAATGCCTGGGCTGAGTGGAGCAGGAGCATATACAGACACAGGATTGTGGATAGCAATAAACGAAAATGGTTTGACAACAGCGTTTGCTCCTACAGTGTCGGCTGGCTTCTTGATTAGTGGATTAAATGCTACTGATACATACACGATCATACACTATGTTAACTTAACTAGTACTGCGACGATAGCAACAAAGACCATAACTAGTTCCACAGCAACAATAACAGGCGTTGCTGGTGTTTACACCTTGGGTGTACCAGATGTTATTGACGTATCGGTTATCAAGAAAGACACCACTGGTGGTATAGATGTAAGCGAACGATTTGTTCTAGACGATGGGCAAAGAGACAACTTCTATGATGATGCTCAACTGACCCTTATTGACGAGTCTACAGATCCTGCTGTTATCTATGTAGAGTATACTCACTACACGCGCGGAGCTGGTGATTTTTATGCTCCTGAATCATATGTGAACACTCCTTATGCTGATATTCCAGAGCATACGCTTCAAGACGGAACTGTAATTAGTCTAAGAAACTATCTTGACTTTAGACCCGACAAAAATGCTGGAACATATAGCAACATTAAGCGGTTACCTAGAAACGGTTCTTCTATTACTGCTGATATCTCATATTACTTGCCAAGAGCGGACAAACTTATTGTCACGCAAGAGGGCGACATTCAGTTGCTTATGGGGCAACAGTCTCGTGATCCTCAATTAAAGCAGACTCCTGACAACGCATTAGAGCTATATCAGATACTAATGAATGCCAACACCGCTAATGGTGATGATGTTCAGATTCGTGCTATTGAACATAAACGATATACAATGGCAGATATCGCAGCTTTAGATAATAAAATTGAAGCTTTAAAGGAATACACCGAGTTAAATATTGCAGAACTCCGAGCATATCACACTCCTGCTTTAGACAGCGATGGGCTAGAACGCCCAACAGTTGGTATAGTTGTCGATAATGGAGATGATCAGTCGGGTGCTGCTACTGACGATGACGATTATGCCGCCTCTATAGATCCAGAAAACAATCTTATTCGACCTATGATCGACGAAGACAATGTTCGTTTGATTCGTGATACGGATTTGTCGCAGGGTGTCGTAAAGAAAGGTGATAATATTTATCTTTCTTATGACAGTGCTGAATGGCAGTTTCAAAACCTCGCTTCTCGCACAATTAAAGTTAATCCTTTCGGATTAGTAGACAATGTGGGTGTTATAAAACTCTCACCGTCTAGTGATGAATGGAAAGATGCGAAGGCTGATGCGATTAAAGCTATTCAAGGTAGTGCTAAACTCGATACCAAACAAGCTTTCTTGTGGAACAACTCGCAGTGGAACTGGAAAGGGCGAGCAGACGAAGACTTGTGGCAAAGTGATGTCCCAGGTAACTGCGGGCGCCCTGAGTCAGGTCTTAGACAAAGGCAGTTTAGAGATACTGGTGAATTTTACTCCTCATCACGAGGAACAGGAGCAACAAATGGTTATGTTCGCCGCGTAGTTCAGCGGGATACTCTTCGTAGGACAGTAGGTAACAGAGTTATTGATCTAGCATTGATCCCTTGGATTCGTTCTAGGAAAATATACTTTCATGCAAAGGGTTTAAAGCCCAATACTAAGTTTACACCATTCTTTGATGGAAAAAATGTAGCCGCTTGGTGTAGAGAAGAAACTTCCTTTGTCAAGTTCTCTGACAGAACCGATGATAATGGTAACGCCAATACTTATAACTCACTTGCTAATCATCCTAAAGGTTCTACTGATCTGATTGCAGACGCTAGTGGTGAAATAATAGGCAGCTTTTGGATTCCTAACTTACGACCTACTTACTATGCTTCTAAGAAGAATAGGGCTAGGAGGATTAGATCCAACTATCTGAGATTTAGAGCGGGTATTCGTGAATTTAAACTGCTTGATATTTCAGAGAATAACTGGGCGAAAGCGGACAGTAAAGCCTTTGCTTACTACACAGTTGCTGGCGCTTTGTGGCATAAATGGAATGGCATATTGTCTACACGAGGGCAGCAGTATAATTGGCCTTTAGGTAGAGGCTCTGGAACTTTTCCTTCAGCATATTCTCCTGCAGAATTGAAGAAAGTTCTGGATGCTACTTCTGCGACTTATAGTGCTATTTCTAACACAGGGCTTAATATTGTTCAAGCACAGTTAGCTGGTAAGTATGGTCCTAATACAGACTACCTGAACCAAACGGCTCTTAATACGTTAAGTGCTGATGGGCAAATGTCTCAGGTATTGTCTGATTACATAAATGTAAACAACAAGCAGTTTGCAGGAACTTCTGTAGGACCTATTACTTTACCACAGAATCCTCTTGCTCAAACGTTCTATGTAGATAATCAGTACGGGCTTGTGCTTACCAAGATCAACTTGTTCTTTAAGTCTAAGGATTCTGGCAACTTGCCTGTCTCTATTCATATACGACCAGTAATTGACGGTAAGCCTGCTACAAACGATATCGTACCAGATTCGCACGTATATCTTAAGCCTAACGAAGTAACTGCTTTAGGTGGTTCTTTAACACTTACAGATATACGAAGTTCAGCCACAGAATTTGTGTTTGATGAGCCAGTATTCTTGCAGCCTTGGACACAATACTGTGTTGTGATTACTTCTTCCTCTACGGAATATGAAGTATACAGTGCTAAAACTACCGAATCAGTTCTTGGTGGTGCTGGTACTACTGTAACGACACAACCCAGTGCAGGATCTTTGTTCTTACCACAAAATGGTGTGTTCTGGTTCGAAGCGAAAGATCAAGATCTAATGATGAAAATTACACGAGCTAAGTTTAATACTGGTGGTGGTAGTTTAGTGTTGAAGAACGCTCCTTTATCTGCAAAGGCTTTAGATGATAATCCAATAAGACTAACGCTTAATAGCCCGACTGTCTACGTTAAAGCGCCTTGTCACGGGCTTGCGGTAGGCGATACTACTCAGCTAGATAGCTGTGAAGCGATATCTAATATCGGTGCTGTTCTCTTGAATGGTGTTAATCATACGATTACCGCAGCAGACATTAACGGATATCAGTTTGATATTGGTACTAATGCTGATGCAGACATTAGCGGTGGTGGTGAAAAGGTTCTGACACAAAGAAACGCAGTATTTGATATTGCGAATCCTAATATTGAATCAATCATACCCAACTTTACCTCTCTTGATTTTCAAGCGAAGTTTTTAAGTGGCATACATATTTCTGGTGACGCCGCTGATAGGTTCAAGCCTAATGGTGAAGCAGGCACTATGGTCGCTGCTAAGTATCAGAAGATTACCGCTGATCAAAATATCGAGTTTGATACGCCTAGAGCAATATATAACAGCGATGTAACGGATGGCGGTAGTGGTTTAGGGAATGGTAATCCTGGCGAAACAGCATCATGTTATGTCAAGGTAGATTTTAAAACATCTAATGATTATGTATCACCTGTTGTTGATATGCAAAGAGCCTCGTTGAATCTAACTGGGCAATGTATTGATGATGGTGATACTAGTGCTCAAATCTATGGTGTTGCAGAAACAGAAGCGAGCGGTGGAACAGCGGCTAGTAAGCAT